GCCCGTTTTTCCGTTTCCGCCGCCGCCGCCGCCGACGCATTCAATGATGCAACATTCCATGCCCGCTGTTGGCGTATAGGTTCCGCTCGCCGTAAAGACTTGTTTGCCAATGATGATGCCGTCGCCACCGGTCATTGCGTTCCAGAAGAATTCGCGGCCGTACAGGAAAACCCAATTCGTGCCGTTATAGAGCAGATCGACGTAACCATCGCCGACCAGTTCCCCGCCTTTGCAATCCACGCCGTCAGCAGTCTTGATGCTTGTGTCGCCGAGGCCGTCCATGTTGAGTGTGACAGGTGCGGTGTTGGTCAGCCCGCCTCCAATCTTCAATCGCACGATCAGATTGGTCGGAATAGTGGTGTAGGTCAGGCCGGACAGGAACTGTTGCGCGTTGGGCGAGCCAGTGGTGACGATCGAGCCGTTGAGTAGATTTCGGTTCTTGGCATGCGCCGCCATCTGACCGCGCGCGGAATTGTTGACGGAAGCACGCGCTTGGCCCTCGGCCCAGTTAATCAGCGGATCGGACGTGCCGTTATTGCTGGCAACAACCGACCATGCTTGGATGTCTTCGCCGGGTGATGGCATGATAACCCCTACAACATCTTGTTAACGGGCGTGTAGCGTGCTTGCGTCCATGTCATTACATCCTGAACTCGAATTCCAGGCCGGAAGTGAGATTACCCGTTCCGTAAAACGTGCAAGTACCACCAGATGCATATTCCAGTGCGGAAACAAAATGAAATCCCAACGAGGTCGAGTTAAAACTTGCCGCGCCGTGCATTGTATTTGATACAATTTGGTTCGCACGCGACCGTTGTGCGCCAGCAGAGGCGGTTATCGAGTCATAGCCAATTCCCGGAATACAGTATCCCGATGCGGAATGCGTTCCGTTCTGAATGAACTCGGTATAAAACCCGTCCTCTTCCAGCCCAGACACGAATGACACTTTCCAAAATGTAGAACCATTGGGTTGGCGAACCGTAACCGAACCATATGTCCATGAAGCAGTTGAACTGCGAACCGCTGTCTTGACATCAATGCGATTGTAAGCATTCCAGACGGAATAGAGGCCAGCCGTGTCGGCAGTGCCTAAAATCCAATCCAACTGCGACGACGCATTGCTGCGGGTGGTGCCAACATAGGTGCCGCGGCCAGCACCGCAGGCATTGGTAATTGCAGCATTGTTGATGTAAATGCCATTTACCGCTGTTATGCCAGTGCCGGCACTTCTAAGCGTGTCGCTGCTCCAATCAGGGCCGTGGCACAGACGCAGCGTACCTGCATCATTCCAGACGAACCAATCATTGACCTTGGATGCGCCGATGGCAGCGGGGTTTTTGGTGGTGTCGGTTGTCGTTGTTGAAATCTCAGTACCGATGCTCATCATCGCAAAGACGGCACCGTTGTAGATCGGCACCATAACGCCGACATATCCGGTGTAAAAAATAGTCGTCTTAGCCGCCTGCGTCGTAACCATTACCGGGGTGAGCGATTGCAGCGTCAGCCGACCTTGAGGTGCTGTGACGGTTGTCGTTGCTCCCGGAATGGCGGAAATTGCCGCTGTCACGAATGCGGTCGTAGCAACCGAAGTGTCGTTATCGCCCGCCGTCGGCGTCGGGGCTTTTGGATCGCCGGTGAAAGTCGGCGAGGCGATCGGTGCATAGGTCGCTGCCGCCACCGTTGTCGATAGTGCGCCGATGTCGCTCAACACCGTGGCCGGTGCCACGCCTTGGATCGTGGTCGCCGTCACCCACTTGGCATATTGTCCAACGGTCGGCGTGCCACTGTTGCTGACGTTGCCACCGGCCGCCACGGTGTTGGCAAGTGTGCCGCCAGTGAACGACAGCCCAGTGCCGACCGTAACCGCCGACCAAGTGTTTGCTGCACTCCGATAATAAATCGTATTGGTGCCGGTGAGCGCGGCAAGAGCCGTCAGGTCGGCATCGAGCGGTTGATAGCCGCTCAGATCGATCGTTAGATTACCGCCGGTGACCGAAAGTGGCGCGGTAACCGATGTGATGAAGCCGGCACCACTGCCCATGATCCCAAGCGCGTTGCGTGCGGCGTAGGGATCGCGAGCCGTATCAAAGTTGCGCCGGAATGGCGGCACCGGATCGGTGCTCACGCCACGGTTCCATCCTGCACGGCGTCAGCTACTACACCCTGTGCATGCGTCCACTTGGTATCGCGCGGGATGATGTGGCGAAAACGATGCAAGCGCGCGGAATTGTAGACCGCGGCCGAGCCGGTGATTTCGATCGGATAGGCTTGGGTCCACATCACATCGTCTGCCAATCGCTCGCGGGTGCCGTTGTAGATGACGCCATCGGCACCATCGGCAACCGGATAGACATCGCCCACCATCGCACGGCTGCCGGGGACCGGATGCACCTCTACCGTTTCCAATGTGGCTTGCAGGTTTGGCCCGGCAAGCTCGGAAAGAAAACCGTTGGTGTCGATCGCCGCCACTCGCGGCCGGCCGCCTTGATAGGCGAAACTATCGAGCGAACGCGCCGGCGGTAACGGCGGCGTATCCAAGTTAACGTCGTTGACCTCCGGGCCGGTGGTGTCGAGATCGAGATTAACCGTCGCCGCCGTCGCCCACATCTGGGCGTTGATCGCCATCCGCGACCAACGCGCATTGGTCCAGTTGAATAGAATGACGCGATCATAGTAAGCAGCGGGCGTCCCAGAGGATGAGTGATAGGCCCAGAAGATGTACGGCTTCACTGCCGTAACCGCCTGCACGACATTGCGGCGAGCAACATCACTGTTGGCCAGGAACCAGTCGTTGACCTTCTCATGGCCGATTGGGGTCAATTGCTGACCCGACAGGTGGTAGAAGCCATCTTCACATAGCAGGTAGAGATTGTCGCCGATCGAGACGAAGCCGCATTCCGAAATCGAACCGCGGTCGTAAACCACCTTCGAGATTGAGAAGATGAAAGTCGTGTCGCCGGGCATGAACTGCAGCAGGCTGACGGCACGGTCCTGCACGATATAGCCGATCTTGTCACCAGCAAGGCCCATCACTGGGCCGCCGTCTGGCATCTCCTGCTCGTCGCTCAGATTTAGGCCGGGGGTCCAGGCATCGACGTCGTTGATGGACGACCAGATGATCTTGCGGCGATTGCTCGCTAGCCCACCCAGGAAGACAAAATCGCCGATTGTCCGGCAATTGTGTGCAATGGGCGCGGCGGCAATGGCGGCAAAAGCACCGCCAGTATCGACGTCGGCTTTTTGTGGCTTGTCGCCGATCTGCGCTGCAATCACCCATTTGCCGAACTGGCAAAACGACCAGAGTTCGCCCTCTGGAACATGATAGCCGCTACCTACCTCGGTCCATCCGGCGAACAGCGACCAATTATAGAGCTTGGTTGGTGTTCCGGCGTAGATTTTCCATTCGCCAGTGGTGGTACGCGCCGAGAACAATCCGACCACACGTTCGTTCGATGGAGGCGGCGGAACGGGATGTTCGGCAAATGGCACCAGGCTGGGTACCGGCAGATAGGAGTTGCTGCCGGGAAAGACGTTCTCGACATCATTGGCAAATTGCGTGTCGAGCGTCGCAATGTCGGGGCGCCATTCACCGAATTGCAGCGGAACTTTCGGCATCAGTTGGCCCTCTGTGCAGCCGCGATGGCCTTCTGCATATCGGCATAAATCTTGAACGCTTGCGGCTCGCTCGTGACGATGCGGTCGCCGTGCTTGTGCAGCGAAAACGCTCCGCTGCGCTCACCCAGCAAGGTGCGCTGCAATTGTGGAGTATGGAAAATCACCGCAATCTCCCCGCCCTCGTCCAGCGCGGCAAGTTGTTTTTCCGTCAGCGGCATTTCCGCAATAATCTCGCCGTCATCTTTGTAGATGGAGAACATCAGATGTATTCCGCTGTTCGCACCGTCGGGCTGGTGGCGCCGGTGGTCAGGGCATAGCGTTGGATGATCTCTTGGAATGTTTCATCCCTGCGCGCCTTGTAGAGTTGCGCCATTTCGGCGTTGCGCATTATTGCAGCCAATTCGGTGATCACGCCGAACAGGTAGGCGTTGGGATATTCCGTTAGCAGCCAATTTGTATTGGTGTCGGAGCCGGCGAGCTTGGGGATCTTCTGGTAATAGTGGAATTCATAGGCATCGGCAGTGTCGTTCGCCGGCCGCGCCTTGAACGTGTTGCCCTCGATGGTGAACAGCGGCGGGCGCCGATTGTGCTGCGTTGCCGGCAGATAGGCCGGATGCACATAGTCTAGTTCGTCAATGTAGGGCGTCGTTGTTGGCTTGACGGTGCGCCAGGTGATGTAGTCGATCGGCAACGCCACATCGCCATTGATGGTGGTCAGCAATACCGATGCTTCCATCGGCAGCACGCGCAGCCGGGAATTGGCCGCTGTCTCGAACAATTCTGTGCAGTTGTCATAGCGAGTGGTCAGCCGCTGATGAAACAGATAGGCCGACAGTTCGCTCTTGAGGCTGCCGTAGTTACTGATCGACATTGGTCCTCACCTTCGGCGGCCGGCCGCGCTTGCGCTTGGGTGGAGCATTAGGTGTATTCGTCCATGTCTCAGGCATGATGGCGGGCGGATCGTCAAAGAAGCTCACGTCCATTTCCACCTTGAAGAACGGGTTATTCCGCGCCTTGCCGAGCATGTACTGATCGGCGATTTCCACCGGCACGCCGGGCGGAAACGTGACCTCGTTCCAGAGGCATTCGGCCTCGCCGAGCCAAGTGATCCGCGCCATGTCAGGTCGGCCCGAACTTGTAGAACTGCACCATGACGT